TCTGGCAGCACGTCCTTCTCGTTCACGGTCAACAACGCCACGCTCGGCGCCATCGTTGATGCTATCGGCGCTGCGCTGGTGCAGTTCTCAAACAGTGCCACGGTCAGGGCCACGGGAAATTTGAGCGGCGACATCACACCATTCACCGAACTCAGCCCGCAAAATTTAGCGGCGGCTGTATGGGAAACGATTGCCGCAGACTTCAACGATCCAGGAACGATGGGCAACAAGTTGAACCTTGCTTCGTCAGGCGGGATAGACTACGATACGCTTGCGCAAGCTGTGTGGACCTATGTGAGCCGCACGCTCACTGCAAGTTTGGACCCCACAGCCAATCAGATAGCTCAGGCTGTGCTGACTGCTGCGCAGACTACGCCCATCCACTCCGATATCCGCAAGGTCAACGACTACGTGGTTGCGGGCGAGGGCACCGAGGTTAACCCCTGGGGGCCAGTGTAGGTGGCTTCGGCTTGGGGCCTGTCGTGGGGCAAGTCCTGGGGTAGCTCTTGGGGGGCCGCTGCACCCCCACCTCCACCCATTCTGCAGGGTGGTGGAGGTGGTACGGCGCTGCGACACAGACGCAAGCGTTTAGAGTGGGAAGCGTGGAGAGTTCAAGAACGTGCTAGGCTGGAGAGCTTGCTGCGTGGTGATGACACCACCCCCGAGATCAGGCAGGTGGTGGCCGCTCTCTCTGCATCTGCAGAACCCCAGGCGCAACGCGTGGTGCGTAAGCTCACCACCTACCGTGGAGAATTTGATCAGCTTAGGAGCCTCCAGCGAGACATTGCCAAGCTAGAGCTAGATATTCAGCAGAGGCGCATTGCAGATGAAAATTATCAAGCCCTGCAACAGTCCGCTGCCGAACTCAAGGTAATTATAGAGGAAGATCAAGAATTTCTTATTGCCTACACTGAGCTCCAGCAACAGGAAGCTGAGCTCGTGTTTGCTGCCCTAGGGGGTGGCGGTGTCCGTCTGCTTTCGTGAGGTAGTGTGTGGATAATCAAGAGTTGTTGGAACGAGCTGGATTTGGCAAAGAAGTTGAGCTTTTTTGGGGCTCTGGTGTGGGGCAGTACTTGCGCAACCGTGCGCAGGAGTGTTATAGTGAGGCCATCCAAAGCCTAAAGTCTGTAGACCCAACCGACACTCGCGCAGTGATGAAGGCTCAGAACGAAGCCCGCGTGGCTGAAATGTTTGAGCAGTGGCTTTCACAAGCTGTGTTGGACGGACTCAAGGCGCTTGAGCTTTTAGAAGGAGAAGAGTCAGATGAATGAAGACGAAGTCAATCAGTCCAATGACGAGCAAGGCGTCATTGGGTCATCTAATGATGATCGTGTCGCTCGCCTGAACGCTATTGCCGATCAGACGGATGCTGGACGCGCTGATGAGTTCGCCAACGTCAATGACGATGGCTCCACTGAGCCGTACACTGTAGCCGCCGAGCAAGCTGAGACAGACGACACTACGGTCTCAGATGAGCAGTCTACTGGTGATGAGGCAGCTACCTCCACCAGCGCGGAGCCCAAGCGTTATCGTATCAAGGTCAATGGCAAAGAGCTCGAGTTGACTGAAGCTGAGTTGATCGAGCGCGCACAAAAGATTGAAGCTGCTGACGACTACCTCCGTCAAGCAGCAGAAGCCCGCCGCAAGCTGGAGCAAATCGCTCGGCCTGAGGTTGACGAAGCTGAAATTCGTCGTCGTCAAGACGAAGAAGATCGAGCGCTTGTCCGCGCTATACAAGTGGGCACAGAAGAAGAGGCCACTGTCGCGTTGCGTAAGCTGCGCGAACAGACGAGTGCTCGTCCATCCCTCAGTAGGGACGACGTCTCCCGCACTATCGACGAACGCCTTGCATTTAACCAAGCCATCGAAAAATTCAGTTCCGAGTATACCGACGTTTGGTCTGACCCTATTCTGAAGAAGATTGCCCTTGACCGGGACGCACAACTTCTGAAAGATGGTGATCAGCGTGCGTACTGGGAAAGGTATTCCTCGATTGGTGAGGAGATCCGCAACTGGAAACAGTCACTGGCACCTGCTCCCAAGCAAGAAACGGTGATTGAAGATAAGGTGGCGCGTAAGGCCTCGGCTCCCAAGGTTCCCGCCCCTGCTTCGGCGAAGGCGAAACCGGCAAAGGTTGAGGAAGATGATGTGGACGATTCCCCCGCATCCGTTATTGCCTCAATGGCACAACGGCGCGGCGGACCTCAATGGATGAGAAGTTAAGGAGATTATCATGTCCGGACAAGTTTGGGCAGTAAACTCTCTTGGCGGCTTCATGTACAGCCGTCAATTGAGCAACGTACTGCGCATGGCAGTGCAACCGCTGGTGAAGTTCCGTCAGTTCGCTGATGTGCGCGATGCCAGCCAACAGGGCAAGAAGAAGGGTGACATCTTTACGTGGGATGTTTTCTCGGACGTTGCCACCGCAGGTGGCATCATTCAAGAAACGAACACGATGCCCGAAACCAACTTCACGATTACGCAGGGCACCCTGACGCTGAGTGAAGCTGGCAACAGTGTTCCGTACTCTGGCAAGTTGGACAACCTGTCCAAGTTCCCGGTGATGGAGCTGATTCAGAAGGTGCTGAAGAACGACGCAGTCAAGTCTTTCGATCGACTGGCATGGCAGCAGTTCAACTCTACGCCGCTGCGGGCATTGCCCACCGGAGGCACGGACACCGCCGCCATCAGCCTGTTCACCAACGGTACGGTGACTGGGACCAACCAAATCGCGTTCAACAACAGCCACGCCAAGGCTATCGTTGACACGATGAAGGAGCGCAATATTCCCGCCTACATTGGCGACGACTACTACGCTCTGGCTTGGCCCACCACGCTGCGCACGTTCAAGAACAATTTGGAGACCATCCACCAGTACAGTGAGACTGGCTTCAAACTGATCATGAACGGCGAGATCGGCCGCTACGAGAACGTTCGCTATGTCGAGCAGACCAACATCGTCAAGGGCAACAGCATTGACGGTTTGACGGGTACGCCTTGGACTGGCGGCGATAGTGACTGGATCTTCTTCTTCGGTAACGATACGGTGGCCGAGGCTATCGCTGTTCCGGAAGAGATGCGGGGTAAGATCCCCAGCGACTATGGTCGCAGCAAGGGCGTCGCTTGGTACTACCTGGGCGGCTTTGGCATCGTTCACACCCTGGCTTCCAATGCTCGCATTGTGAAGTGGGACTCGCAGGCCTAATTAGGAGGAACTGAATCATGGCATTGAGAAGCATGTCCTATGACGCACCGCCTTATCAGGCAGTGCTGCCGCTGGGCTTCAACATGACGGGCGCTAGCGCTGCGACTGCAAAGTTCGCCGCGTTTACCGACACCATCGTGCGGTCCATCACCATCAAAGCAACCACGGCTGGCACCAGCAACGATGTGGTCACTGCCTTCCGCTACTCGGGCACCGCCACCACCACGCAAGTGCTGACTACCATCGGCTCTGGTATCTTGACGGCCACCAACGTGCTCAGCACGTTTACCCTGGCGCGTGGTGACGTTCTTGGAATCGCCAAGGGCACCGACGCCACCGCCGTCTACGGCGTGGGCGTGGAACTGCAAGTGGTTCCGGGCGCTGAGTTCAATTACTAAGGAGAACAGCCGTGGCAATGGAAAAAGAAATGTCTGGGTTCCAGACCTCTGGGTACATCGACAAGAAGGGTACTCAAGACGGCGACATGACCAAGTTCAATGTCATGCCTCCGGGCTATGACATCTCGAACCAGCCGATGGCTGACATCCGAGACATGAAGATGGTCAAGCTGGTTGATGTTTCGTACCCTGGTGATGGGTACTAAGCATTCAGTGCGTTAGACTATAAAGGGGGCTGCGTGCCCCCTTTATTCCCATGGAGATTCAACAAATGATGTTCCTTCAAGAGAAAAACAATCAGCTCACGGTTTCTGGCCGCGCTGACGGAGGTGAGGCCTGGGCAGATGTTGCCAGCGCCCGCCGCGTCCCCACCAACACTGCGCAGTACGCATATCAAGCGCCACCTGACTGCATGTTTGAACAGCCCGGTACCGTCACAGAGATGGACATGGGCTACCGCAAGCTCCGTATGAATGGTATGGAGGGCGTGGTGGTGGACATTGACTTTGGACAGCCGGAGTACCTTGTTCCCCGTAACAACATGATGTCGAGGATGTAAAGTGAAATTGGACAGGACCAAACCTTTTGGCACTATCGTTGGACATAAGGTAGCCAAGTTTGAACAAAACGGGCTACTGTTCAATGTCCGTGGAGAGCTTATCGATGCGCCGAAGGCTGCTCCTGTTCAGCCCGACCTAGTGATTGAGACGGATCAAGTAGACAGTGGGCGGCTCTTTTTGCTCAACATTTTGAAGAGTGGTCCCCTATCAAAGTCTGCGGTGTACAAGGTTGCAGAGGAAAACAACCAGTCCTGGGATTCCGTCAGCAAGGCTGCTGCCTTGCTGGGGGTGGTAAAATTCTCGTACAACAAGGCAACTATGTGGAAGTTGCCTGAGGAAGTTGGAGCTCTGTAATTATGGTGTGGTCTGCCAGTGCGCCGTACAAGGCGGAGTCAAAGAAGGTGGTGTGGGAAGTTACCCCCTACCTGCGGGGCCGTGGCCTGGACATTGGTGCGGGCGACTTCAAGGTGCTGCCCCACGCTATTAGTGTGGACAATATGCACCACGCACAGTTTGGCTTTAGTGTTAGGCCAGACATTATGTGCGAGGACGCTACCAAGCTGGACATGTTTGCAAGCCAAAGCATGGACTTTGCGTACAGCAGCCACACGCTGGAGCACATTACAGACTATGCAGCAGCACTCAAGGAGTGGTTCCGCGTGATCAAGCAGGGCGGATACCTGATTCTGTACCTGCCCGATGAGGACGAGTATCCCAAAGTTGGAGACCCAGGTGCCAACCCCGACCACAAGTGGAACGTGAACTACGACCGTGTGGTTGACGCCATGCGCCTTGTTGGTTCGTGGGACTTGGTGGACTTCCAAAAACGCAATGAAGACGACGAGTACAGTCTACTTTTCATATTCAAGAAGCTATGAAAAAGTCTGAAAAGCCTGTGTGGGAAGTACCCCGCCGCAAAGACCTTGGTCCATCCAAGCCCCTGAGTGCGGAGCAAAGGTCTAAGGCCAAGCGCACGGCCAAGGCGGCGGGCAGGCCCTACCCCAATCTTGTCGACAACATGAATGCAGCAAAGGAGAAGAAACGTGCCTAAGCAGCAGTATTGGATTGGTGAGGCCATTGAGCGCCCTGGTGCTTTGCGCAAGTCGCTTGGTATCAAGCGTGGTGAGAACATTCCTCAAGAGGAACTGGCTGCCGCAGCTAAGAAGCCAGGAAAGATGGGCCAGCGTGCCCGCCTTGCTCAGACGCTTGATGTGATGAGGAAGAAGAAGAGTGGCTACTAAAAAAGCCGACATGGCGTGCAATAAGCCTCAACGCACGCCGGGGCACCCCACCAAGAGCCACGTGGTAAAAGCGTGTTGGGACGGCAAAGAGAAGGTAGTTCGCTTTGGGCAACAGGGCGTTAGCGGTAGCCCAAGGAAAGAGGGTGAGTCTGAAGCCGAGCGCAAGCGCCGTGAGTCATTCAAGGCGCGGCACGCTAAGAACATTGCCAAGGGTAAAGAGTCTCCAGCATATTGGGCAGATAAGGTGAAGTGGTGAGCAACAAATACACGCACAGATTCAGCTACAAGAACGACAAGCCCGTAAAGACTGCTTGTGTGGTGCGCTACGGCGCTTTTGGCGATCTTATGCAGGCTAGCAGCGTGTGGGCTGGGCTCAGGGCGCAGGGCTATCACGTCACGCTGTTCTCTAGTTTGCCAGGGGCTGACGTCGTACTACACGACCCCAACATTGACAACTTGGTGCTCTTCGACAAGGACCAAGTGCCCAACGGCAACCTGATGGACTTCTGGAACTGGCAGAAAAAGAAGTTTGACAAGTGGGTGAACCTTAGTGAGTCGGTGGAGGGTACGCTGCTGGGCATGCAGGGCCGCACGGTGGCACTGTACCCGCCCCAAGTTCGCCATAGCTTGATGAACAGAAACTACGTAGAATTTCAGCATGCTATTGCAGAAATTCCGTACTTCTTTAAGAGTAAGTTCTACCCCACAGCTGATGAAGTTAAGTGGGCCAAGCGAGAACATGCCAAGCTGGGTGAGGGGCCGGTGGTGGTGTGGTCACTAGCGGGGAGCAGTGTACACAAGACCTGGGCTGGCCTAGACAACGTGCTGGCTAGTATTCTTGTAGAGTTCCCCACCGCACGCGTGGTGCTCACCGGGGGACCTGACTGTGTATTGCTGGAGGCTGGTTGGGAGAACGAACCGCGCATCCTCAAAAAATCTGGAGTCTGGTCTATCCGTGAGACGTTGAGCTTCTGTCTTGAAGCAGATGTAATCATTGGTCCTGAGACAGGAGCTATGAACGCCATGGCTTGCGAACCCATGGCTAAGGTGGTATTCTTGTCACACAGCACGCACGAGAACCTGACCCGTGACTGGGTCAACA